AAAAATTAGGATATAAAACTCTCATTATATGGGAACATGAATTAGTAAATTTAGATAAGATTGCAAGTAAAATTTTAGCATTCAATAGGACATAAGAAATGAGTAAGAAAAAGAAAATCTTAAAAATCAGAAAGAAGTGGAAAACAGATACAGTTACTAAAATCCACGGGGATAAGAACAAGAAATCGAAGCTAAGAATTAGAAGAAAATTAAAAAAACTTAATCGATTTATTAGGACAGCTTCATCAAAAGACATCATGAAATATTTAGAGGAGAATGACAAATGAATAATTGGTTAATGATATTGGGCGGAATTACAGGAGTTATGCTTACTTTAGCAGTTTTAAGTGTTATCAGAGAGATTATCTATGCATTAAGAGAGTCAAATAGTATTAAAATATATGATAGTCATTCAGATAGAATACAGCAGATGATAGACATTTATATAAATGCTTCTAATATTTATATCACGTATCTTCAAAAAGGAGTTTCGTTAGCGGATTACGCGTATTTAGCGGAAGTAGCAATCTATGGATTAGTAAAAGAACTGGGCGGAGATACAACTACTTTGTTACAGAAAATACAACAAGCTTTAGGAAAAGACAAAGATCAACAAGGAACAGATGGAATTGATGCTGTCAATAGAATTCCGCCGAAATTAGGACCAATATCGCCGAGTATTTCAAAAGACATTCCGAAGAAGAAACCATTAGATAAAACAGTAGATGAGATTTTAGATGAATGGGAGTCAAAACATCCAGACTGGCGAAATAAAAAAGATAAGAAAGACGATAAAGATAAAGGAAAAAAGAAGGAATAATGGATTTTTTGAATGAATTAGAACAACAACTTAAACCTGGAGATTTCGAAGAGACACCAGTATCAATGACTATATTTTTTAACGAATGGTTAGGTCAGACTCTTTATCCAGAGCAAATAACAGCATTAGAAAGCATCTTTGGTAATGAACCAGCAGAATGGAATATCTTAATAAATGAAGCGTTATTATTATGGGGAAAAGGTTCTGGTAAAGATTTTATTATTGCAAGAGTATTAGTATACATCGGCTATTTTCTTTTATGTTTAAAAGACCCTCAGAAATATTTTGATATTGGTATTGGAACTCCAATTGATTTTGCAAATGTTTCTATTAATTCAGCATTAGCGAAAGACGTATTTTTTAAAGAATTTGTGAGTGTAATAAGAAGAGTAAAAAATCCTAAAACAGGTAAAAATTGGTTTGCAGAAAAGGGAATGGATTTAAGAGACGATCAAGATATTCAGACTCGTAAAGTAATATTTTCACCAAAAGAAAAAAAGAATCTTACAGCATATTCATTAGATTCTGAGAGATATACTGGAGAAGGAAAAAATTTACTAGTAGTAATTTTTGATGAGGTTGGTGCATTTAAAGTAAATAACGCTAGAAAATTACATGATAATTTAATAGATACACAGAGGTCAAGATTTCCTAAATATCATAAGATGATTTTAATGAGCTACAAATATGATGATAATGATTATATGCAAATAAGATGGAGAGAAAGTAAGAATGACAAAAATGTATACAGATCTTTAAAAAGAACCTGGGAAGTAAATACTAAAAGAAAGAAAGAAGATTTTCAAAAGAAATATGATACAGACCCGGAGGGAGCAGAACGAGTTTATGAGTGTAGAGGTTCATCTTCAGAATCAGGTTATTTTAAATATCGAAAAAAGATTAGAGAAAATTGCAACTTAGATAGACATACTCCTTTGTTAGAACAAGAATTAACAGTAAAGGATATTATAGGAATTCAGTTTAAATCTTGGTTTAAAGGAAATACGGTAGAACAAATTGAGATACTGAAAAAATCAGAAAAAGAAGAAGACAAAAAGAAATCAGAACTATTATTAGAACAGCATTTAGACAAGGAATATTATATACACATAGATTTAGCAAAAGGAAAAACGGGCGGAGACTGCTGTGGTTTTTCAATGGTTCATCCATATTTGATAAGACCGAGAGATGAAGAATCAGACAGAGGGATTTATGTAGATTTAATGATTCAGATAAAGGCAGAAGATCCAAATGGAGAAATTATATTTGAAAATATCAGAAAGCTAATTTTAGATAAATTGAGAAATGAATTAAAATTTAACATTCGCAGAGTTACTTTAGACGGATATCAATCAGTTGATTTTATCCAGCTAATGAAAGCAAATGATATTGAAGCAAAAACACTATCAGTTGATTCTAATCCAGAAGCATATGATACATTAAAGGGACTGATTTATAATAAAAATATAGACTACTACCCTTATAAAATATTTTTTCGGGAATGTGAAGAATTAAAAAGAGAAAGTGGAAAGATAGATCACCCGGATATTTCTCAAAAACGGGCTGAAGAAGAAGAAGACGAAAGAGGTTCAAAAGACGTTTCAGATAGTGTTGCAGGTGCAATTAAATCAGCTTTAGAAATAAATGAAGAAGAGGGTCAAGGTGATTTCGTAGTATTAGAAGGTGAAGATGAGTAATATCAGTAAACTATGAGAAGCTTACATTTTCTTTATGTATGTAAAGTATTGAACTAAAACAAGAACAAGGAGGAAGAAAAATGAGTGCAACAATTAAGATAGTAAAAACCGTTGGTAGCTCGGGTTATGAGAATGAATATGAACAGACTTCAATTGGTTTAAAATCAGTAGATGACCAAGAATCTGGGCAAGGAGGAACTGCTCCTGTAAATGCATCGATAGATATTCCTGCAGCAGGTATTGAGTACAGTTATGAATCTTGGGTGAGATTTAAATGTACAGTTGCTCCAGATAATGAATGTACTAATTTCAAAATCTGGGATGATGGTGTTTCAATGGACACTGGAGTTGAGATATCAGTTAATACAGATGCAGTTAATACTTATGTTACTCCAGTAGATACAGAATCAGCTGCTGGTTCAAGAGATGATATTGATAATCATGGAAGCGGATCAAAGATCGATATTGCTGGATCATTAGTAAATATTGCTGATAAAACTGATTTTTCAGTATTCCAGTTAGAAGTCGATAATACAGCTTCACCTGGAGATATGACAGCTAAAGAAATTTCGTACAGTTACGACGAAAATTAATTAAGGAAAAAAAACCAGATGGAAAATAAAAATTTTTATTCGTGGAGAGTTATCTACTCAAATGGAGAAATATACTATAACAAAGGAATAAAGATAAAAGAGTTAAAGACACCTTTTAGATTTGAACTTATTCCTTTAGAAAAACATTTAAAAAAATTCTATGAAGATATCAAAGAAGGAGAACAATTAATATATTTTAGGAGAGTCAAAGGTCACTATAATACTGGCTCTGGAAATAATACAGTTGACTGGATTAAATATTGTATAGGAAAAAAAGTTGGAACTTATACATCAGTTCTTTGGATTGATGCAGAAACAGGAAAATTAAAAGTACAAAATGGAGAGCATATAAAATTACAATGAAAAATAAAATTACAGAAAAAATCTGGGGATATGAAAAATTATTAGTGAATAACGAATTATACTGTGGCAAGTATTTGAATATTAATAAAGGATGTCATTGCTCTCTTCATTATCACGTTAAAAAAGATGAGACATTTATTATTATTGAAGGAATAATTGATTTAGAGATTTCAAAGGAAATAAAAGGAAATAGTTTTTTAATTGAATATTATCAAATGAAATCAGGAGATACTAAAAGAGTTAAACCTGGTACAGTTCATCGATTTACATCAGTATCAGGTAAATCAAAAATACTTGAAATATCTACACACCATAGTGACAAAGATACTATTAGATTAGAACGCTAATACAAAACAACTAAAAATAAGCATGGAGGTAACACAATGAGATTATTAGACAGAATTAACGAGTTTTTTAGAAAAAAAGAAGATGAGGGAAAAACTCCTCGTGGTATAATAAAGACTGAAGGGACAAAAGGTGAAATATCAGAAGTACAGGATTACAGTAAATCATATCGTCAGAGAAGGGCGATTCTTACTTATTCAGAGATGCAGTCGTATTATGAAAAAGATGAATGGGTAAGATCTTGTGTAGATGAAATAGTAAAGAATACTGTAAAAGTAAAGCCATATATTGCTGCAATAGATGAAGAATCAGAAACTTCAGAAGAAACAAAACAGCATATTGAAGATATAGAAGCTTTATTGGCGGATCCAAATGGTAAAGATGAGTCATTCGAATCAATACGAAGAAAAGTATTATTAGATATCCTTAAATATGATGCAGGTGCAATGGAAATAGTCTATGATACAGCAGGAAAACCAGCAGAATTATATGATTTGCCTGGACATCTAATAAGATTGAATGTAGATAAACACGGTATGTTTGATGACGAAGAACATGCATACGGCCAGTTATCATCAAAAACATTTGGAAGTAGTGAAGACATGGTTTGGTTTAAACAAAATGAAGTAATATATTTTATATCAAATCCACAATCAGGTTCAGTCTATGGATTATCACCATTAGAATCATTGGTAAATTCAATAGAGGCAGATTTAAATGCATCAGCGTATAATGCAGCATTCTTTCAGAATAACGCTGAACCATCTGGGATAGTACAAGTTTCTGGTTTATCTAAATCTGCATTAAAGAGATTTAAAATGTATTGGAAACAACAATTTAAAGGTCCAAAGAATGCTCATAAAATTCTTGCTTTAAATGCAAAAGCTATAGATTTTAAGAAAATATCAGAATCACAAAAAGATATGCAATTTATGGAATATCAGAAATGGTTACTTCAAAAAATTCTATCAGTATATAAAGTAAAACCGTTCGTGTTAGGTATTATAGATCAAACAACAGGGAAATTAAATTCAGCTGAGCAGTGGAACGCATTTAAGGCGGCAGCAATAGATCCACTTCTTTCATTAGAGACATATCTTTATACTACTAAGTTAATTAAAGCAGGATTTGGATATGATGATGTAGAACTTAGATTTGAAGAAATAGATATTAAAGATGAAACACAAAACGCAGAAATATCTGAGAGATTAGTAAAGTCAGGTATCATTACAATTAATGAAGCAAGAAGAATCTATTACGGATTAGATAAAGTAGACTGGGGAGATTCTCCACTAATTTTAAAACACCAAGTAGCACCAATTGCTGGAGAAAAATCAATAGAAAAAGTTGAGGAGAAACAAGAAGAAAAACCTTCAGAAGATTTAGATAAAATCTCTAATAAAATAAAAGAGATCTTAGATGATAGGATTGAATAATGCATCATTTTGAAAATCTGACAGACTTAACAACACTAGAGCTTTTAGACCTTTTGTGTTTTATTCAAGGTTTACAAGTTGAGAAGGAAGAGTTTGTCAATTTTTATGAAGGATTAACAGATATTCAAAAGACGATTTGGGTAAATACAGATACAGATGAAAGAAAAATAAGAGATATTATAGAAAAATTTTTATTAGTTTCAGAGAAAGAATCTTTAATTCAATTATACAAATTATCAGAAAAAAGATTAGGTGAAATAAAATCTAATTTAGAATATATTAAAATAGATATAAGACTTAAAAAGTATGGCAAGTATATTTTTCAAACAGACATACATACATTACCTATTAAAATAAAACAATTGGATTTTGGAGACATTGATAAAATATCAGAGGTCAAATTATCTGATTTAGAAAAGCAATTAAATGAAGTAGAATTCAAAATGGCACAAAAAGGTGCTGTAAAAGCTAAAGTAGATTTAGGATTAAGAAATGTTCCAAGAATTACTGCAACAAAAGATCAGATTGCAGCTAGAATAAGGGATTTTACAGACGTTGTTGGAAAAAATATCCAAACAAAATTAAAATCAGAAATTCTTGCTGGTATTAAAGCTGGAGAAGGAACTTCAGATATTGCAAAAAGAATCAGAGGAGTTTATAAAAAACCAGTACCAGTAAATGTTAAACCATTAATTATAGATGGAAAACAAATACGTGCCGGATATTCTTACGGTATATCAAATAAACGGTGGTCTGAAATGGTTGCAAGATCAGAATCATCTTGGGCAGCAAATCAAGGAAGAATAGAAGCATATAAATCATCAGGGTTAGTAAGAAATGTAGTTTGGCAAACAGCAGCAAATCCGTGTCCTGATTGTGCAATAATGGAAGGTCAGGTATTAGAGTTACATGAAGCAGAAAATATGATCCCGTATCATGTCCACTGTTTAACTTCAGATAAAACTAAAATATATACTGTAGAAGGTTATAAGCAATTTAAACATCTTAAAAAAGGAGATTTGATTTTAACACACAAAGGAAAATTTAGGAAAATTAAAACAATTTTAAAACATGATAGACATAATCTAGATATTTATACTTTTACAATAAAAAACAAAGGATTTACAGATCGAACTGGTTTATATAAGTTAACTGTTACTTATGATCATCCACTGTTAACTTCAAATGGCTGGAAATTAGCAAAAGATATTACATATAAAGATAATCTTATAATGTTAGGATCAAAATGTAAATACTGTGGGAAATTATTTATAGGTTCAAATCATGAATGCTGTTCTCATAGCCACACTGCAAAATGTAAAACAACAAGCCAATGGATAAGATTAAAAGATAAAATGTTGAAAGCAATTAGAAATATTAAATGGACAAAAGAACAGAAAGAAAATAGTGTGCGAAGACTTAAAAAAGCCAGTATTAAATTAAAAAGACAACATCGACTCGGTTTTCAAAATAAGTGTATTCAAGATAAAGCCCAAAAAACTATTAATATAAATACAAAAAATGGAAGACCAAGAGGATTTCAAATTAAATCTGTTCGAGATGCTGCATTTAAATCTTTAGGAAAATTACAGATAAGTTCATTAGAAGTACTTCTTTATAGATATCTTAAAGAGCTGGGAATTAAGAGTATTAAAAAGCAATTTAATATTGGAAATTATTATGTAGATTTATATTTACCAAAATATAATTTAGCATTAGAAGCAGACGGATATTATCATAGATTTTCTAAATTAAGAGATAAAAAAAGAGATAATGAAATTAAACAGAGAGGATATGATATTCTAAGACTTGAATCTTCTGTAATTCAAAACAAAAAACGATGTAAAACAATCTTAACAAATATATTAAGTAATCACTCTAATAGCTTTATTTTTGTAGAAACTCAAATTGATAATATTCAAAAGAAATTTAGAAAACATCAACTATCTTTCAATTTAGAAATAGACAAAGATGAAAGTTTTGTTGCAAAAGATTTTGTAGTTCATAATTGTAAATGCACCTGGACAGTTAATACTTATAAATCAGTAGATGAAAAATTACCAGAACCTCCAGCACAATTTTCAGATGAATTATATGATAAACCAAATGGAGTTGGAATATCAGGGATTATGAAAATGAGCTCTGGTGACCAAAGAGTATTTAACAGAGCATTAGAATTAGGTAATGTAAAACAAGCAGAAAAAATAATGAGACATCAACATATATCTACATCTACTTTAAATAAACTTGAACTTAAACCAATGATAGCAGAACAATGGAATGAAACTACATCTCCAGATCCTGGAATAGTCATGGGTAAAATTAAAATTCAAAAAAAATTTAAACCAGATGAAATTAAAATTATTGAAGAAGCAGTTTCAATATTACCAGAAAAGGTTAGAAATAAGTCATATATGAGATTAATAAGAAAAGGCTCTAAAAGTCAGTGGGATACGCTTGTACCGCCTAATATGAGAGGCAATTACGGTATGATAGCAAATGCAAGAACAGGTTCAGTGACTATATATTGCGATGTTGTACCAGGTCATAAACAATTTTTAAGAGAAAATTTAATACATGAATGGGCTCATTTAAAAGATGCTGGACATAAATATTCAATTTTTTCTCCTAAATTTAAAGTAATTGTTGAAAAAGAAGGTTATATTTCTGAATATTCTAAAATGCGAAAACTGCTTAATGAAGATTTTGCCGAAACAGTTAAATTTTATGTGAATACGCCAGGATATCTCAAATCTGGCTGGCCAGAACATTATGATTATGTTGATAAAATATTTATGCGAATGAGAAAGACTGTATTTATTGACTTTAAAAAGACAAACAATGATCTTATAAAACAGATCAATTATTTTGATCCTGATAGAAATCTTATAGATAAGGATGAGGCAGAATATATTGAGGTTGTTTATTATACAAAACAAAAAGAGTATGTCAAAGCAATGATAGGTTTAATAAAAAAATGAAAACAATAATTTATAAAATAAAATTAGAGAAAGAAGAATCAATGCAAGAATGGTATCTTGCTCTATTAAAACGTCTTTATGATTTTTCAAAAGATATTAGAACAGCAAAAATTAAAGATTCAGATCTAGTATTTTATCCTCTTAATTTAGATCTTATTATGAGGGAAAAATATTTATTATTATCAGCAAATAATAATGCATATAAATATGTAGATGAATTATCAGACAAAGTGGAAAGACTATTTAGAGACCGTGATATAACATATGAAAAAGAAATAAAGGAGAAAAAAGAATGACAAGAGAACAACTATTTCAGAATTTTCTAAAATTTGCAGAGACTATGGGCAAGTTAGAAGCTGGACAAAAGAATATTGAAACGGGATTGAATAACCATTTATCATCTCATAAATTCGATAAACTGTTTTACATTCTTGTTGTATTTATACAGATCGTTACATTTATGTTATTAAAGGTAAAGTTATGATAGAGCTAAAACTTACAAAAGAAAAAATATCTAAAATACTGTTGATGGAAAAAACATCAATCGTATTAGGTTATAAATTGAGAGATTTATTATTGAGTTTAGTTGATGATAAAGAATACTGTACTGTTAAATTGAACGAACCGTATTTAATGACACATGAACAAATTCATAATCAATTTAAGAAACATCTTTTAACTGAAGATGAAATTGAGAATTTTGGTAAAAAGAAATTGTATCTATATCAGATTCTCAAAATAAAACTTCCAAAGTTGAGAAAAAGAATGAGAAAGACAAAGACAGCTCAGATTAAACAGAGAGTAAAAGAATATAAAGTTACTAATAAACCTATATCTAATTCAACTGTCAAGGAGCCACGTATGAAGAAACCTATTCTGAGAGTCAAAAGGCGAGTAGAAAAATCAGTATATATGGATATTCTCAAACCATATCCTGAAGAACATAGTGCGAGGTTGAGAAATCCAGGTGATTTTAAAAAGGACTCATTTAGAAGTCATCAGCTCAAAAAAGGGCTGAGAAGAATTGCAGCAAGATTAAAATCAAATAATAAATGGGAAACTCAAGCTTATAGATTTCATAAAAATACATATACAGTTCAGCAGGCCAAAGATTGGTTAAAAAAGAACAAGATATCATATATAAAATTTGAGGTTGCAACTGGTAAATAGTAGTAAAAAAAACCGCATAGATATTTTCTTTAATATTGGAGGATAAAAGTATGATTACTAAGAATGGTTTATTGTTTAAATTTTATACACCGATAACTAAAGTAGGGTCTGAAATAATTAAAGGCCGCGAAAAATTTTATATGGAGGGTTATGCAGCAACGTCTGATCTTGATAGACAGGATGAAATAATTACTTTATCAGCATTGAAAAAAGGTGCTGAGGATCTTTTAATTAATCACACTGTTTTTTATGAACACAAATCAGATGAACATCCAGTTGGAAAAATAGTAAAAACAGATATCATCGAAGGTAAAGATGGCGAATCTGATAAACTATATATCAAGGTATATATTTCAGAGACAGCTGACATAATTCGTACCCTTATTAAGGAAGGTATCTTAGATAAATTTTCAATTGGTGGTAAAGTTTTAAAAGCTGAGCCAAAGTTTAATGAAAAAGCGGGAAAAGAAGTTCTTAATATTTATGAAATGGAACTTTATGAAGTTTCTGTTGTTGGTCTTCCAGCTAATGTAAAAGCAGAATCAATTGGATATGAAATTCATAAGTCTTTTAAAGATGGTAAAATTTGTAAAGTAGTGGATGGTCTCCCGTTATGTAAAACCAAAGAAGATATAGAAATGAAATCTGAAAAAAAGGAGGACACAGTGACAGAGAAAAAAGTTGAATCGACAGAAGTTCAGAAAAAAGAAGAAATAAAAGTCGAGAAAATTGAAAAGAAGGAAGAAGTTAAAAAGGAAAAAGTCGAAAAAGTTGAAGAAACTAAAAAGACTGAAACTCCTAAAGAAGAAGTTAAAAAAGAAGTACCAGTAGAAAAGAAAGAAGAAAAGGTCGAACCAGAAGTCAAGAAATCTGAAAAGACTATTAAAGATGACAAAACACCTGAAGAGAAACCAAAAGAAAAAGAAGAAGTCATCGAAAAACAGGACGAGGAAGAAGAACCTAAACCTATTAAATGTCCTAATTGTGGTAAAGACGTAATTCCTGTAGATGGTAAATGCCCGGAATGTGGAGCAGAAATTAAACTTGAAGAGGAAGAAGTTGAATACTACGAGATAGCAGATATTTTAGCAGCTCTAAAAACTCTTCAAACGGGTATGTCTGAAATGCTTTCAATTCTGAAAACAAAACCAGAAAAGGAAGAAGAGAAATCAGAGAAACCTGAAGTTGACATTGAAGCAACAGTAGAGAAAGCAATAAAGGCTAAATTAGGCAATGTCAGAGTAATTCCTACTCGTAAAGGTCTTATTATCAAAGACACTAAGGAAGAACAATTAAAGGAAAAGAAAGAAACAGATTCTCCTTTAGAAATTCTTTCTGATAAAGAAGGTTTTGATAAGTTAGATGAAAAGGATAAGAAAAAGACTATTCGTAAAGGTCTTCTTCAAATTCTTAAAAATACTAATGTTTTAAACGATACAGACGACGACGAATAATCGTCATTTGATATATAGTTACGAAATATTGAAACAATTTATCCCTACCAAAGGAATATTGTAAAGATATTAGTAACACAAAAATCCCAATAAAATTTAGAAAAAAATGGGGTGAAATTAGATGAAAAAGGCAGATATTAAGAAAGCTTTAACAACAGCTGGTGATTTAAGGATTGATGACGTCGACGGAGGTTATTTACCTAAACCTATTGCAGATGAAGTCGTGGCTTATATTACTGAGAATAACTATTGCCGCCAGATTTTTAGAACTATTGAAATGAAGGCAAAGACTTTAGATATTCCTGTAATTACGTCCGGCAGATCTTCTGTAGGAGCAGGCGTTTATTTTGTACCTACTCAGGTAGATATATCTGAAAAGTCAGACCAAGTTGGTCCTAAATTGCATTCAGTAAGATTAAGTGCTAAAAAGTTGATGGCTTATGCTAATATCGATGAAGACGACGTTGAAGATGCAACTTTGGATGTAGTAGATTTACTTTTAACTTCATTTGCAGAAGCTTTTGCGGAAGCAGAAGAACAAGCGATGTTGTTAGGTGATATTACTTATGGTACAGCAGATGCTCCTCGAAAGGCTTGGGACGGACTTTTAACTTTGGCTATAGCGGCAGGGTTAACAGTTGATCAAGCTGTTTCTACTACTAATTTAGAAGTTTCTAATATAGAAGAGGCTCTTTCTCTTGCTATTAAGAAACTTGGTAAATTTGGTAGAAATAAAGGGAAGCTCGTATGTTTCTTTGATAGTGGTATAGCTGAAGCTTTAAGGCGTTCCAGAAGGTTGGTGAATCTCTATCAATTGATAGGGGTAAGAGCAGGCGCTGAAGGTGAGGCTGTGAAGATTTATGGAGTTAAGATTCTTGAATCATGTTATCTGGACGGATCTATCGGCGGTAAAACCGGCGTAGGTATTCTTGTTCCTAAAGACGAACCTATCATAGGTGATCGAAGAAAGATCAAGATTAAGACCAGAGAACTAATCGAACACGATAAGAAACGTTATGTTATCAGTGAGAGATTAGATTTCAGTGTAAGACATAAAGCTTACAGTGCTGGCGTTGCTGGCGTTGCTGAGGCTGTATGTGCATTGAGATTCACAGGGTCACTTACATAAGTTTAACATAGTTTAAAGACTATTTAAGTTAAATTAAGGAGGAGTAGAAGTTATCTACTCCTCCTAATACAAAACCCAAGATGAAAAGAAAATTAACTAAAATACAGATAAGTTTAGAGACGGATATACTAGAATATATTTGTCTTTTTTTTATTGTCACATCTTAATTGGAATAAATATCTAAAATGATATCTATAAAAACAAACAGAGAAGTTACAGTATGTAAGTTTAAACCAGATTCAGTACAGGAGAATGTCAATTCATTTAAAATTTCTAATGATAAAGAAGTGTTTCTTTTTGTTGTACAAAGTTATCCATCACATTACACTGGAGGACGCTACTATATTTTTGAGACAGCATTAGCATTATGTAAACTTGGAAAGCAAGTAGTATGGTTATGTAATACTGAACCAATCTGTTTAGAATCATTTGTTGATTACGAATGTTTAAAAAATTTGACAGTAGTAGTTCAACAGCAAGGAGACCCTTCACCAAGTATATTTACTAATGATCATATATTTAAAAATGTTGTCGGAACTCCATTAGGATGTATTGAATGTGCATCTAAATATAAGCAACGTCATCCAGATAAAGTAAAGTATTATCAAATTATTTTAGTAGTACCACCATTAGCAAGACAATTTAGATCAGGTGCAGATGTAGATGATACTGGTTCTGGATGGGATTCTATCATAGACTCTTTGAAACATATTGATATGATATGGACGTTAACAGAATTGAATAAAGAATGGATTGTTAAATGGCTAAATATCTCTAAAGAGAAAATTCATGTAATTCCACCAGCAATCAATAACAAGGTTGCAAATAAATTTTTAAACAGTCAAAAACAAGATGAAATTGTTTTTATATCAAGATTTGTTTCTTATAAAAATCCAATTCAAATATTAGAAGTTGCTAAGAGAATTAATTACAAAGGTAAAATTACAATGATAGGTGGAGCTGGTGGTTTAGCATATACTCAGTTTTATGAATTTGCTGAGAAGAATAATTTGAATTTGAATATTGTAGAAAAATGTGATGATTATGAAAAATTTAAAATAATTTCAAGAAGTAAGCTTTTAATATATCCTACACTATGGGAAGATTTTGGAATGCCTCCATTAGAGGCTGGCTATTATGGTATTCAAACAGTTACTTATCTAAATCTTACATTTAAACAGATATATGAAAATTTATTAGTATATGCTAAAAGAGGAGATGTAGATGATTTGACAAAACTATCTGAGAGAGCTTTAAAAAATCCTCGATTAGACTTTAAGCTTAGAGAATTTGTTTTAGAGAAATACTGTTTTGATTCATTAGTTAAAAATGTCAACTATGCTTTATTACATAAAAAATCAATTGATGAAGAAGAACAGTTAAATAAATCTAATATAGTAGTAATAAAAGATAAAAAAGAGATGTTGATAGATGATTTTAATATTCAAAATCAATTAATAAAAAGAGCTGATAATATCAAATTAAAATTTAAGTTTTTATGTCATTTAGCTATTGGTAACGGATATGGAACTCAGTCGTGGGGCTTATTAGAAACATTTGATAAAATGGGTTATGCCGTTGAACTTGGTCCATCTGGTTATAAAGGTTATGCTCATTTATACACAGAATATCAAAAAAAGATGTATAAAAAACACAGAAAGCCTCTTTATTCTCAAAAATATTTAGTATTTGTACCACCACATAGTGATAAACTCGTCAATAAACGTAACGAAAATTATAGTTTTACGATGTTCGAAAGGAACACAATCCCAGATCAATGGGCAAATAATCTTAATACTCAATATAAAAAACTTTTTGTTCCGACAGAAGAAGACAGAAAATCATTTTTTAATGCCGGAGTCAGAATTCCGATATATGTTATTCCTCTTAGTCTTGATGCAGAAAGATGGAAATACACTCTACGTAAAAAAAGTAAAGTTTTTACATTCGGTTTTTCTGCACATCAAAGATTATTTAAGAATGCACTTGGTCTTATCACAGCTTTTCAACAGGCATTCCCAATAGAGTCAGATGTTAGATTAATTATACATACTCATAGTAGTCCATATTTACCTAAGCGATATTTAGAATGCCAAGATAAAAGAATAATATTAGATGAAAAAGTATACAGTGAAGAAGAGTATGTTGATTGGTTCAGATCTTTAAATTGCTATATTTCTTTAAGTAAAGGAGACGGCTGGGATGTACCGTTAAGACAGGCATTATCTCAAGGAACACCTTGTATTTGTTCTAATAACACAGGTCATCGTAATTTAGTAGATACTGGATTAGTTTACCCAGTAAAATCTGAATTAAAAGAATTAGGATATTACGAAGATCTTATGGGAGATATTTCAAATAGAAACATTGGTCATCAGTTTAAACCAGATTATTTAGAAGCAGCAAATCAGATGAGACACGTGTATTATAATTATGATGAGGCATTAAAAAAAGCAAGAGAAGGCTCAAGATATATTAAAAGAAAATCTGGTTGGGATAAACAAGCAAGAACGCTAATAAAAGAAATGACAGATGTTTCTGATATTTCTGTA